TTTGAACCTTTTCAAAGTTCGCAGTCATCCAAGCCCGATCACCTTCGTGCGCCTTGACCTCGTCTCGTGTGAATGTGTTGACCTCAGGAGGTTTACCAGCACCCTTAGCAGTCGGGATAATCGGCTCTTCTTGCCCGGCTATCTTTGCAAGTGCTTCAAGTGGAAGTGTCATATAACTGTCATCCCACTTATCGCCAAGTTTCTTTTTGTAAGATTCGATAGCGTTCGTTCTCAATTTCCTCAGCTCGTCCGCAAGTTTCTTTTCTTCATCACGTTCTTGCTGAGTTTTGAGATGTGCCTTCTTCTCTTCATCAAGAAGTTTCTCGTATTCACCGGATTTCTTTAACCGGTCTTCCTCTGTCTGCTTTTGTGCCTTTTCAAAGGATTCAAGTTTCTCTCTTAATTCCTTTGCCTCTTTTGTCTCTTGTGTGAGTCTGCTCTTTGGAACAAACTCGCCTGCCTCCTCAACTGCAATCAGTTTTTTCGTGGCTGCCACGACAGCGGGGTCTGCGTGAGTCAAAAGTTTTTCTACCTCTTCCTTCGGTAATGTAAACATCGTTATAACTCCTCTTCAATATCAAGTTTATCGACGTTGCGGTCGGTTGTGTCGGGGTTATTGTTAATTAAATTTGCTGCATTTATTTCATCCTCTAAACCGTATTCGTCTTTAAGCATTCTATTTTGTGCAACTATCGACCTAAATTCTTTCTGGGCTTCCTCTTCAGTCATTCCGGGATTGTCTTCCATTATCAAACGTATCCGGGAAGTTATATTATTCTTAAGCCCAAAATCTCTGCGTGCGTTCTTGTCTGTTTGTGATTCAATTATCTTCGGCTCTGCAAACTGGATTGAGAACTCCGCTGTATCTGAAATCTTATTGCCTGAATTATGACAGTTATAAATCGTTCGCATTACTTCAAATAAATCTGTTTCAAACATCCGGCAAATGTTTGTTTTGTTCTTACGTATTTCTTCAATTTCTGAATTGTCTATTGACTTTGCTATGCCTGAGACTTTAGCAACTTCTGTATCGTATTGCTCAGGACTTAACCCTTTAATTTTCTGTATTGATGCAATAGCCCAGTCTATCAGGTCTTGAACTTCTTTAAGCATCGGATTTGCATTGATATAATTCAGACTCGGAGCTGCTTCATCCGACCTTGCACCATTGCCGATTGTTATAACCGTATCAGGCGATAACTTAGGAGTTCCTTTTTTAATTTCAGATTCTCCAATATTAACACCTACCGCAATACCAAAACCTTGAAACTTTGCCGTATAGAAAAGACTTGATACTTGTTCGCAGATTTCTTCGTTTGCACCGATTAAATCCCACCATCCTTCACCCCAGAAATCTACCCCATCCCGGACACGCAGAGGAACACCCGTTAATATTCCATAAGGATTTTTCATTTCACCGTTGCCGGGATAAGCCCGTTTATTCCCAAGTGCATCGACTAAGAAATGCTCTGTATCGCTCCAATAGACTATGACTTGCTCTTCCTGCTCATCGTCTTTAAGCTTCAGCCACATCGGATAATAAAACGCCTTAGCTTTAAGCCAGTTACTTTTACTTGTTTCAACCACACACCAAGCAGGTGTGTGGATAAGAAAATCCATATAAGACTTTGACTTCTCTTTTTCTTCAATCCATACCGGCTGTACAATCACTGTATTAAAAGCATTGCTTAACTTATCCCATTCACTCTGTTTCTTTTCGATTGTGCTTTTCTTCAGCATCTCTTGATAACGTTCGTCATCTGTGCTCTGCTGTGTTGTTACTTCGCCTGTCGTTTCATCTGTCTCACTCTTAACGCCGCCGTCAAGGACTCTCTTAGGCATTTCTTTATAAACAAAACCTAAACGATCAACAACTTTCTGAACGATATTGAATACCCGGACATTAATCTTTGCGATAGTTTCAGTTGAGAACATCTTAGCCATACCCTCTTGAATATAGCCGATTACTTTATCCTGTTCGTTATATATCCAATACCATATTCTCTGAGCGCGTTTTACCCGTATGTCTTCGATGGCTTTCCAATATTTCAGAGTAGATAATACGATAGCTTCTTTTGCGGTTTCAGGCATTGTATTGATTCCACGTATGCTTATGTCTCAATGGATAGATTTCGTTCACTATGTATCTCACTGTGTCTCCAAAATGTGTTTTAACTCTTGCATTCGGGTCTTTGTCATTTGAGTCGTCTTTTTCTTGCGTGCCCGGTTTGTATTTGCATCCTTCAACCGATAGTATAATATCCGGGCATTTTCTTTTATCAAAATATATAAGTGTTTCGTTCTTCGCATTCTTTAAGCACACATTAACAGCGTTTGCCGAATCTCTGATTGATGGGTTAGCCGCTCTGACTTTAAGCTCAAGATGAATCCTTTGTTCGCTGCATTTCTGTTTAATGATGTCATAGTCAGAGTTTTGGGATTTTGTAGAACTTGAACGCCCGGAAGCATCGCCAAACCATTGGATATATTTATATTCTGGGTAACGGTGAAACAATTCATTGCAGCATAGCCCTGTATCTGCCGCGCCTGATACCATAATCTGGTCAATGCACCATAACTCTTTTCCGTGTTGTTGCCAGATTGACCAGCACATTGGATTGACATTAAAGTCTGAGGACACCATAAGGGGTAAGTTCTTATTGGCTGACAGTTCTTTGATATGCAGGTTTCTGTCAAAGTTATAAAAGATTTTTCCGCTTCCGAGTGCAACCCACTTGCATAAAACGAATCTTTGATACATCTGAGCGTCAAGTGTTGTTGCAAGCCCTTCGATGTAGTTTGGTGGTAAGTTCTTTTTATTTTCAAAGGTAGTTCCGTGAACGACTTCCATAAGTTCCTGCGGTTCAATCCCACCTTCGGGCTTAATGTTAAGTTCGTATTTTTGCACGACATCGGTATAAAGCCAATGCTCTGGTTCGTCTGTGTTTGATGTAATAACAAACTGAAGCATCTTCGACTGCATATCCCTGAGCCGGGAGTCGATAAGGTCGAATGTCCATTTCTCAGTTCCCCACATTTCATCACCCCAAGCACTGCCGAGTGTTGTACCCGAAACCGTGTCGATGTTCTCCATTGATCTGACAAGAAACTCAACCCACTTTCTGCCGTTGTAAAGCATAATTGAAAAGGGATTGTGTGTTGTTGGTATTGTTTCTGGCTTATGAGGGATTGATAGTAATTCAAACCATTTGTATAAAGGTCTGAGCGTTGAATCGTAAAGCTGTGAATAAGTATTAGCGGCAATGAGATGAAGCACATCAGGATTGTTGAATAGCTGCCTTTTAATAACGTGCTCAAGTGCCGTGTATTCTGTTTTTCCGACACCCCAGCCGCCGAAGAAAGCATTAATTCTCTTATTCTTTTCGAGAGCAATCTTAATACGTTTTTGAAACGGATTGCGTAGGTATGTGATTGTCTCTTGTTCACTCAAGCGTCATCTTTTATGATTAGTGTTTTTGAGGTCAAATTAATATCACCCTGTATTTCTTGCGGTGGTTTCCCGAATCTATATTCCGCTAATGTTTTTAATGCAATAGGATTAGGTTCTTTTGTGTAGTATCTCGTTTCGCCTTTTTCCTCTACCGCCATTTCAATCCCTTCACCGAGTTCTGCGAGTTTCTGAAATATCCATTTACTGCCGCCACGTTTTTTTAATACTTCATCAATAAGCTGTTTAGCTTCATCGCGGGATTTGTTAGGGACACCCTTTTTTCTCCCGCCTCTTCGTTCTCCTTTACTTGATCCTTTACCTGCCATTGCTATCTCATTACTACTTTTTTAGTTCATCTGTATTTTATACGTGCAAAAATAAAAAAACACAATCAATTCGATTGCGGTTAGTTGTGAAATGAATCTTACGTTGTATTGCATTTCTTGGAGAATTATGTTTGGGATTGTCTTTTGCATTAGCAAGAACTTCTTATTCTAAATTCAATATGTTTTGGTATAATGAGTTTCGGCAATTTGATAATACGCTGCGATATAATTTTCCACGCAAACTTTTCTTTTAACTTATCAAAATAGTTTTCAACAGCTTCGATGCATTGCTCTGTTATGTATGTTGCATAAGCTACATAGTCATATAGATCGTTGCACGTTTCACTCCCAGTGCTACGAGTATAAGTTTCCCCAGATTCAGTGCAATCCAATAAGTAACCTACCATATCGCTCCTTAAAATAAAAAAGCCCGCTGCCTGCATGCAGTCGGGCTAAAGAGAAGGTTGAAATATAAAAAGAACGCAAATATCGCAAGGACTCATCAGCCTTGCAAGACAAAACTAAACAATTATTCAGTTGTTGTCAATAGGTGGGTAACAACTATTTTTTTAACGTATTCCGAGAGTTTGTTATATACAGGCAGTTCGCCGGGATGTTTCGCCCTGAGAAGTGAATAAAGCGTTGAAGTGTGTATGTCCAGCTCAAACGCGATCTTCTTATTGCATAAATCGTAGAAAGCTATTATAGCCCTTATTTGCTGCGGCGTCAGGACTTCCGGGAGTTTGCAGACCGGAACGGGGCATTGTAAGT